CCTGCCATAAACGCTGCTGTTTGGATTCCTGCTCCTGCGGCAGCATCTCTAGCAGTATTTAAATTTCCTCCACTAGACCATGTTCCTGCATAAACTTCAGGATCAGTAGCAACTGATTGTATATGTATTCCTCTAATTTCTTTATATTTCGTCATGCTGTTGTACTCGCTAATGTTAAGTTTGATTCAGGTACAGTCCATTCTTCTGTATTGTTCAAAACACCAGGACTTGGATTATATCCTCCAGCACATAAAGCAGCTACAGAAGTGCCTGATCCAGTAGCTCCATTTCGACCTTGTGCTAAATCATTTAATTCAGTCCAAGCAGTTCCATTCCAAAATTCGTTATTAGCTACATGTCCTGGACCTCCAGTAAAACATAAAGCATTACTTTGACCCATAGTTCCATTTCCTGAAGTAGTATTATCTTTTGCTGAATTCATATCTGTAATTTCAGTCCAAGATGTACCATCCCATGATTCAACATCATCAGTGGCTGCAGTGGTAAATCCACCTATACATAATGCGGCAGTTTGAGAACCAGCACCTCCACACTCTCTAGTGTCATCATTTAAATCTGATACTTCTGTCCAACTAGTTCCATCCCAAGTCTCTGTATTAGCAATTTTAGGGTCTGTCCCTCCAAATTTAATAGCTGATGTTGAACTTCCAGCGGCTCCCATTTTAAGAGTTCCTGTATTAATTTCAGAAATTTCAGTCCAGTTTGTACCATTCCATAATTCAACATTAGTGCTTGTAGGTTCTCCACCTATAAGTAATCCTGCAGTTTGAACAGTTCCTGTGCCACCCCTATAAATTTTACCAGATGTGTTTTGTTCGTTTACCTCTGTCCAAGAAGTTCCATTATAAAGTTCAGTTAATGTGTTATTTGGTGATGGATGTCCCCCACCCAGTAGTGAAGCAGTTTGAGTTCCAAAACCTCCAGCAGTATATCTAGCTGAATTTAAGTTTCCACCACTTGCCCAAGTGCCTGTAGGTTGTGAATATCCAGTATATTTTATAACACCTGATGATGGGTCTGCGTTATAGTATATGTCGCCTAAATTTATTTGTCTAAATGTTGCTGGTGCTGTCCATTCTTCTGTTGCATCAGAATTACTACCTGTTGTTCCACCAGAAACTAAATTATCTGTGTTATTTGAGCCATCTCCAGCTAAACTATTTCTTCCTGTAGATAAATCATTTACCTCTGTCCAACTAGAACCATCCCAACTTTCAGTAACAGTAAGATATGCTGGACTGTTTGATCCTCCAACTGCCAAAGCAGATGTAGAAGTTCCACCTCCTGATAAATCTTTTCTAGCGGTATTTAAATTGCTTACTTCAGTCCAACTAGAACCATTCCAAGTTTCTGTGTTTGCAGTTACGCCTGGTGTGTCTCCACCATAAGCTAATGCGGCAGATGTTGTTCCTGCGGCAGTTAATTTTTCTCTTGCATCATTTAAGTCGCCCACTTCTGTCCATGCTGACCCATTCCATGATTCATTTAAAGCACTTAAAGATGGATTATATCCAGCTATTGCAAGAGCTGCTGTTGATATTCCAGCTCCAGCTAATTTTTCTCTTGCTGTATTTAAGTCTCCTACTTCGGTCCAGCTTGATCCGTTCCAACTTTCATTTATTGCTGTTGTTGATGGAGTACCTCCTCCAAATCCAATAGCTGCCGTAGTTGTACCAGCACCAGCTAAACCAAATCTTGCTGTGTTTATTTCTGTAGTTTCAGTCCAACTTGTACCATTATATAATTCAACAGCATCAGTAACAGGAGGTGTGCCTCCAAAAGCTAAACTTGCTGGAACACTACCTACACTAGCAGCACGATTTCTAGCTGTATTTAAAGCTCCACCAGATGACCAAGAGCCGCCTAATACTTGAGAAGAAACAGCATCAGTAGTAACGTGCTGGACTTTTAAACCATGAATACCTTTATAAGTCGTCATTTAATTATTCCTTATGGTAAATTGTATTTAACTGGTCTTGGACTTCTTTCTTTTTCTTCATCTGATAAAGAATCCCAATCAGCTTGTGCAGATTCTATTTCTCCATCTACAATAGCTTGTGCTTCTTCTTTTGTTTTAAGTGTTCCGCCAATTTTGCCAATCCATTGATCGCCAAAGATATTGTCATCAACAACCCAAACATTACCAGGATGACCTGCAAGATACATCTGTTTTCTTTCTTCGTGAGTAAAAAAATCTTTACCCCAGTTTTCTTTAACAGTATATTTATATGCCATAGTTTCCTCCTTTTAATTGTTTATACATCATTTTTTAACTCGTTGTTACCTTTTTAAGTGTGTGTGATACTGTCCATTCTTCAGTAACAGCTTGTGTATCAGGAGATAATGTAGTTTCTCCACCTGTAGCTAAAGATGTTGATGAAGTACCAATAGTTCCTTTAGCAGCACCCATACGAGCATTTGCAAGGTCATTAACTTCTGTCCATGATGTTCCATCCCATTGTTCTGTTTTTGAGATTCTTCCTGGTGTTGGATTATTACCTGCAAAAGCTATTGCTGATGTGCTACTACCAGAACCTGATATAAGCATTCTTCCTGTGTTTAAATCTCCTGTTTCTGTCCAAGCTGATCCGTTCCATAATTCGTTGGTAGCTAACCCTGTTGTATTTGCTGGTGGGTTTCTTCCACCAAAAACAAGAGCTGCTGTATTTGTTGTGCCTGAACCTGCTCCATCTCTTCTTGCTTGGTTTAAATCTCCTACTTCAGTCCACGCACTACCATTCCACGATTCATTTAAAACTGTTGAAGTTGGTGTCGAACCACTATTGGGAATTGTACCAGTTGAAAATAAACCTGCTGTGGTTGTGCCTGTCGCCACTCCAGCTATTCTAGCACTATTAATTTCAGTTGTTTCAGACCAAGCAGAGCCGTTCCAAGACTCCACATTATTTGATCCTGCTCCTGGAGCACCATCATAATTTCCACCTATTGAATATCCAGCAGTGGTAGTTCCAAATCCAGATGGTCCTTGCCTACCAGTATTTAAATCTGCAACCTCTGTCCACGAAGAACCATTGTAAGATTCTGCTAGAGCGTAGTTTGGAGATGGAGATGGTCCACCTGGATTAGCTCCTCCAAAAACAATATTTCCTCCAGCACCTGTTGTTGATCCAAAACCACCTAATA